TCAAGAAGATAAAGACAATTGGAGATATGGATTACTTTGGCAAACAGGTTCTGAAAGGATCTCCAACATTCCAGAGACAACAGGTTGAAAAACTACTCCAGGAAGAACCATCCATGGTGACAAAAGCACTTGATACTGTTCAGATGATGAGAGGTGCACCAAGGATTGCAGGAAGTATTTCTGATGCAATGGAAAACACTGCAACAAAAAACAGGATTGCAGGTATGGGTCCATACCTTGCAAGACCAGGTATCCAAAATATGAAAAGGACATTGAAGGATTTGACTGAAGAGGAGAGGAGGTGGTTGAATGAAAAAAGAGGGAGAGCACAAGCAACTCAGGTGATGCCAAGTCTTCTCTCTCCCTCTGAAGAGGTCAGGGGTATGAAGTTTCCTTCAAAAGCATTTGATTATGGGTATGGGCTTTTGTTTTAATTCAGAACCCTTAATCCTTTCCAGGTAGGACCATCCCACTCCCACCCAATTTGTCTTTCTGAAGGGTCATCATTTTCAAGGGATGAGTAGTCATACTTCATCTCTTCCCTCATTCTTTTCCCCCACTCATCGATCTCCTTATTGGTGATCCTCCCAGGGGTATTCATGATTGGTTCACAGGTGGGGCATGTCCCATTCACAATGGGGCACCCCACAACCTTTTTACAGACAAGTTGATGCTCTTGCCCCTGGGCAATGAAAGATACAACAGAGAGAGATATGAGAACGATTAGGCTTTTCATGCTCCCTCCTCTTCTTCATATGGGAGAGTGATAAATCTCTCCTGTTTGATTAGATCCCTACATGCCTTTTCCACCCAAGATCCTATACTTACTTTTACATCCTTCTGGGCCAGGTGGAAAATTACTTTTTCATATACTTCATCTTTGATTGCAAAGTGTTTCATATTCTCTCCATTGTTTTTTTATCTCTTATTAACCAATCATATTTATTAATTATTTTTTCACAATAACTACAACTTAAACCTGACCATGCAAAATGATATACCTTATCAGTATGCATACATTCAGGACATACTATATATTTCCCATGACCTGCTCTTGTAAATTTATTTACGTTTTTCATATTCTCTCCTTTATTATTTGAACTCTCCCAGACCAGAACGATTCCAGTCAGGATCATTGTACATTTCATGTTGTTTTAAATCCTTCTGGCGTTGCCTGAAAGACTCCTCAGTTTCAACTCCATCAGAATCATAAGTTACTTTAGGATCATCAGGAATATATTCCCACAAATTCCTGATAAACTGTTTTACTTCTTCTGGGTTATAATTCATGCAACCTCCTTTATTCCACCATGTTTTCTAATGACTTTATTTACAATCCCAATTGGAACCCATCCAAAAACAGTATCCAAATTCTTTTTACTGTATGTTTTGTCTTCTGCAAAATCATAGATCAGTTCTTCATACTGACTGGGGAATCCCAATTCAAAATGAGTGGGGTTCCTTGGAAGTGGGTCTCTGTAATTTAATACCTTTGGTGAAGAGTAGTGACCATACCCACATTGGACACTAATCCTGAAACCATCCCGGCAAGTGATCATAGGAAGATGATTGGCAGCAATTAAATTATTCCGATTTTGTTTTATGTATTTTTTAATCATATTCTCTCCTTATAAAATTACTGTTACCCGGTAACAAAAGGTAACGATTAGTAAGTTACTATTAAAGGTTTATTGATTTTGCCAACTCAAGTGCACTCTCATCACTTACTCCAAGATATGCACTGGTGGCAGTTACAGATGATTGACCAAGCAATCTTCTGACTGCATCTACATCATGAGTCTCCTCATAGATGGCAGTTGCTTTTGACTTCCTCATAGAGTGAGTGGAATAACCTCCCACATCTTCAAGACCCAGTTCACTCATCCATCCTTTCACAATCCTTCCATACTGTTGGGTTGTAATTGGTTTCCTGGTGTAATGGGATTTGTTTCCCCTGAAGATAAAATCATCCTGGTCCCTGTTCTTCAGGTGGGTTCCTATTGCCTTGACTGAAGTTTCCATCAGTGGCATTTCAAGAGTTGTCTTTCCAGTTTTCTGTTGCTTCACTGAAACAGTTTGCTTGATTGATCCAGATGGATTGATAACATCTGAAACTTTGAGGTTCCTCAGATCTGAAGATCTCAACATGAGATCGACTGAAAGATTCAGTAACAGTTCATGAAGGGGGTTGCCCTTGACAACCTTCCTCAGTTTTTGGATCTGTTCTCTACTCAGTGGTTTCTTACCCATTGCTCTCCTTTTCTTTCTCACATTGATTGCAATTACATTCTTGGACTAAAGTCAATGACCTTAGAACATCACTTAATGTTTCTTCACCAAAACAATGTACTGGGTCACTTGAGTATTTGAACCCGGTATTCAGAGTAACAAAAATATCAGGTACTATTTCTAATTCCTGCACTCTTTTATCCTTCCGAATTCTGTTTGCTAAATTCATATTCTCTCCTTATCTCTGTTGACTCTTACGATGTTGAAAAAAGTTTTTCTACCTTCATCACTCATTGACTCCAGGTAACTTGCCAGGGCAAATGGATCTTCTTCACCTACAATTTTTGCCGATTCCATCAGTTCTGTTTGGAGTTTGTAGGGAGGGATGTCAGTGGATATGAAAGATTTTATATCCATTGCATATTCAGTTATGTAGTATTTTAATTGCTTGTTAGTCATACAACCTCCAGAATATAAGGGTTGCCTGAGATAGTTTGGCTACTGGGGATTTCAGCATATGGGAATGCTAGTAAAATATAGTTACTCTTATTTAAGAACCACTCATCAAATCTAAATTGATTTGCAGGGTTTACTCTATACTCCTTTTTTACCACCCTGTTATGTTCGATTCTTAATTTATTTAAGTTAGTTTTATTTAGTTTTTTCATATTCTCTCCTTCTTGATTAGTTAATTGATTCGTAATAAATTTCCTCAATTTCCACATTACCAAGTGTAACTTTTACTGATGTTATTGCTTCTGCATCTTCTTCAGTAATTTTTCCATTTGTTGCTTCTTTTAAA